TTCTTTTTTCGCCTTGGCGTTTTGCCCAAGCTGCTTCAAACCCTACTTCGTGATAGCAGTTTTCATGATTGCCCCAGAGACGGGCAAAGTAAGATTCGTAAGTTGACATGATATCTTTTTCATTCCAACTGTCAGGAATGAGATGTCCCTTTACCATCCAGAAATAACGATTAGCTTCTTTGTGTTGAAATCTTGTCATACTGTATTTACAGCAGACTAAAATGTTAGCGTAAACTTAGGTAGATTTTAGCCGATTACAAATCCGTAACCATTACCACCTGCAACTGCCATAGATACTTCAACTTCTAGTTTTTCCATTTCAGCTTGTGCTTCTGCTTTTAAACTGTCGCCATTAAGTGTTGATCCGCCTTGTGGTCCGGCAATAGTAGCAAACTTACTACGTGCTTCGCCTAGCATATATTTACATGCTGCAAGCGTATAATCTTTAATCCATTGTTTAGTAAGATAATCACTTAACAATTCGCTATCAGGACGATAATTATATGCATATATCATCAGTGTTTCTTCTGTTCTTGGACGCTGTAATAGGGTAAGTTTTTTTGAAGTAGTATTCCATTTGAACTCAATGAAACTACCAAACATGCGTCCTACAAGTTCCTGGTACTGACTAAACATATCGTATGTTGCAAGACCGCCCATGTTTGATGAACTTAACAAGTAGGTGTTTGTATATGCCATATTAAACGGTTCAAAAACACTACCGCCATCTCCGCCGCCAGATCGCGACCCAATACTTCTACGGAAAAGTTGTCTAACTTCTACAACTTCAGCTGGAAGTATATATTCGTTTTGATCTACAATTGTAGGCATAAACAAATAGCTTTCTTCGACACTGTAATCACTACGCTGACGATAACGAGACAGCGCTTTACTTAATGCTGTATTGTAATGGATAGGATCAAGTTCAACATCGATCATACCTCCGCCTAGCATTGCGTAAACGTAATCAAATATTTCTTGTTTTTGTGTTGCTATTTCTGACATATAAGTTCTCCAATAGTATTTATCGTAACGAATAAATAGTTATATGCCGAGAATAAGTTTATACAGACCAGAAAAAGGCAAGGATTTTTATTTCCTTGATCGACAAATATCCGAAATGTTCACTATAGGTGGAACAGATCTTCACCTACATAAGTATCTTGGGCCAGAAAATACTGATGAAGAAACTAGTACAGCAGATAGACCGCGGTATGATAGTGTTAAAGAAACTAACATACAAGACTTGCTATTTTTAGAAAATAGAGATAGAAAGTACGATGCTGATGTATATAGTATTAGAGGCATTTACAATGTACAAGACATTGATTTTAATTTAAGTCAATTTGGTTTATTTTTATCAAACGATACCTTGTATATGACAGTACATATAAGCGACACAGTTAAGTCTATCGGGCGCAAAATTATGGCAGGCGATGTGTTAGAACTACCGCATTTAAAAGATGAATATGCACTTAATGATTATTCAGTTGCATTAAAAAGATTTTATGTAGTAGACGAGATCAATCGTGCAAGTGAAGGGTTTTCACCTACTTGGTATCCGCACTTATATCGCTTAAAATTAAAACAAATATACGACGGTCAAGAATTTAAAGAGATACTTGACTTGCCGGCAGATGAAGATTCTAATCAAACGCTACGTGATGTGCTTTCTACATTTGAAAGAGAAATGCAGATTAACGAAGCAATTGTACAACAGGCAGAAGCAGATAGCCCATTAAGCGGCTACGAAACTAGTCATTTATACACAAGACGAGTTGCTGAGGACGGTACTAATATTATTGAACAAAGTTTTCCAGATGAAGTGCCACAAGCAGCAGCAGACAGAGTAGACGAAAATGGCGTAAAAGACGACTATGACGGATACTTAGTAGGCGATGGGTTAGCACCTAACGGAGAGGTATTTGGATTTGGTATTAATTTTCCAGCTAACCCAGGCAGCGGCGATTATTGGCTACGTACAGATTTCCTACCTAATAAATTATTTAGATATGACGGAACTAAGTGGGTAAGACAAGAAGACAGTGTAAGAATGACACTGTCAAATACAAACTTACGTCAAACACAAAAGACTTCGTTTATTAACAATAGCAACACAAGCACAATAAACGGACAGCAAGTAGTTGAAAGACAATCATTGAGCCAAGCACTTAAACCTAAGGCAGATAACTAATGCAACATTTTTATGATGGTCAAATTAGACGATATATTACACAGATTGTTCGATTAATGAGCAATTTTCAATATCAAGACAACAAAGGAAACTTTACAAGTATACCAGTTTCTTACGGAGACCTAACACGCCAGGTTGCAAGTATTATTCGAGATAACAGCGAAAATAAAATTCCTAGTGCGCCAAGGATAGCAGTATATGTTACTACACTTGAAATAGATCGTTCAAGAACAAGTGATCAAAGTTATGTAAGTAAACTAAATGTTCGAGAAAGATCATATGACCCAGTTACTAATTCATACGGTGAAGAAAGCGGTAATGCATATACAGTTGAACGTATTATGCCTGTTCCGTATATACTAGGAGTTAACGTAGATATATGGGCAACAAATACTGATCAAAAATTACAAATACTAGAACAGATACTATGCTTGTTTAATCCTAGTTTAGAAATTCAAACTACAGACAACTATGTTGACTGGACTAGTTTAAGTGTTGTAAATTTAGAAAATGTTAATTGGAGTAGTAGAAGTATTCCAGTAGGTGTAGACAGTGAAATAGACATAAGCACCATAGCGTTTACTACTCCTATCTTTATTAGTCCACCTGCAAAAGTTAAAAGACTTGGTGTTATTACTAATATTATCACTAGTGTGTTTAATGAAGCAGCAGGAGTTATTGACTTTGGTGAAGCAAGGCCTACATTAGACGCTTGGCAAAATGCACCACTAGGTGCAACTAGCAACGATAGTAATAGAGCTACTAGAGGCGATGTTGATGCACTTGCTAATGTAAATTACAATAACTATAATATTGTTGTATTAAATGATACTGCACTTATTGTTGAAGGATCTACAGTTGGCGAAATTAGCTGGAAGCCAATGTTTGAACAATTTTCTGGGCCGTATCAAGCAGGCATTAGTAGAATATTTTTAAACAGAACAGATATGGCAGGCGAAGTTGTAGCTACATTTACTCTAGACCTATCTAATTCTAACAGACTACTATTAGATTTAGATCAAGATACTATTCCTACAGATACTATAATTGCAAGTAATCTACAAAACAAATCTAAAATAGATTATATTATTGATCCTGCAAACTATAATCCATCTACAATTAAAAATATAGGAATTCGGTTATTATTACTAGGTGATATTGGACCGCATACTGGAACTACTGGTCCTGTTGCTTGGCAAAATAATGATAACTCGTATTTGGTTGCTGAAGAAAATGATATTATCGAATGGGACGGTGCTAAATGGACTGTTGTATTTGATGCTAGTGCAACTTCAACTATTACATATACTACAAATCTCAATACAAGCGTACAGTATAAGTACAATGGCGTTAGTTGGGTTAAATCATTTGAAGGTGAATACCAAGTTGGCACCTGGAGGATTGCACTTTAAGATACATACAGTATGGACAAAAATATTGTATGTAGCGGAGCGCTATTCTATTCAAAAACAACCGAAAGATTCTTATTACTGCACAGAGCAAATGGTAAGAAAAATAACCTATGGGGATTAGTCGGAGGCACCAACGAAGGTGCTGAAACGCCGTGGGAAGGACTAAAGCGAGAAATTGTTGAAGAGATCGGCAAATTGCCTGATATTAAAAAAACTATTCCTCTTGAAAGTTTTATTAGTAACGATCAAAAGTTTTCTTTTCACACATACCTATGCCTTATTGATGAAGAATTTATACCTAAATTAAATCACGAGCATGACGGTTATGCATGGGTAAGTTTTGGCCAATGGCCTAAGCCGTTACATTATGGGCTTAAAAATACCCTTACTAGTAAAATTAATCAAACTAAATTACAAACTGTATTCCAACTAATTTCTTTACTTGACAATTAAGAAGAAAGAAAGTACAATAGTGATATGAAAGTATTAGTAATCGGCGATGTAATAATCGACAAATATATTTATGGAACTTCAGAGCGGTTAAGTCCCGAGGCTCCTGTGCCTGTGGTTAAGTATCTAAGTGAATCTAAATCATTTGGTGGTGCAGGACTTGTATTTGAAAATCTTAGAAGTTTAGGTGTCGATGCTGAATTGTTTAAAACAGGCAGTACTAGTAGTGTTAAAACTAGAGTAATTTGCGACGGACATTATATCACACGTATCGATGATGACACCTATGCAGATAGTGCAGCAGTTTTAGACATTATTCAAGCAAATGATTTCTCGCAATATGCTTATGTAATATTAAGCGACTACAACAAAGGTGTATTAGATCGGTCTTTAGAAATTATAAATCATCTTAGTTCTTTTGGTTGCAAAATTATTGTAGATCCTAAACGCCATGCTAGTTACTATAAAGGTGCATGGTTAGTTAAACCCAACGGTAAAGAATATTGTGAATTAGGGTTTGATCATTGGCTAGGTAATATTATTACAACTAACGCAGGTAGAAATGTTATCGCAAGCATGGACAATGTAATGTACGATATACCAGTTGAAGCTGTAGAAGTATCAGATGTTACAGGTGCAGGTGATTGTTTCCTTGCTGCGTTTGTATATGCATTAACTAAAGGCTATGACCGTAGGCGTTGTTTAGAACTTGCTGTTATGGGTTCTAGAGAAGCAGTTAAACATGTAGGTACATACAAACTTACAGAAGCAGATTTAAAAAAACGAGTTATCTTTACTAATGGGTGTTTTGACATACTACACAAAGGACACCTTACGCTGCTTAAAGAAGCCCGTGCGCTAGGTGATAAACTAATAGTTGGTCTAAACAGTGATGCAAGTGTAAAACGCTTAAAAGGCGCATCTAGACCAGTTAATGACGAAGTTACACGTCGCGAGCAGTTAGAATTAATTCCGTATGTTGACGAAGTTATTATGTTTGAGGATGATACTCCATACGAACTTATTAAAACTGTAAAGCCGGACCTTATTGTTAAGGGCGGTGATTACACAGTAGAAGAAATTGTAGGACATGACCTAGCACCTGTGCATATTATTGCCACAGTTGAAGGTCACAGTACAACTAAAATTATAGAGGCAAGCAAATGAAAATATT